ATCCTTTCTTTTTGTTGGCCTCCATGGCCTTGTAATATTCGGCGTCGGTCATCTTGTCATAATCCGGGTTACCGGCACCGCCGTGGTTTCCGCCGCTATCGAGATGGGCTCCGCCGCCCTGCCCCCCGGATCCGCCGGCGCCACCATCTCCGCCCTTCCCGTCATCAGCGGGTTCAAACAGGTAGCCGTCAGAGCCGCGCAGTTTCTCCAGCTGCTCGTTCAGGCCGAGCACGTTGTCGCCATCCATCTTGACGATCGACATATCGAGCATCGCCTTGACCGGCTTGGGGTTTTTGACCTTGGCATCCCGGAGAGCAAGCTCGACAGCATTACCCAGCTTGATGACCGCTGTGTCGGTGTCATACTTGGTCTGCAGATCCTTCAGATCGCCGCGGAGCTTTTCCACATCAACGCCGTCGAACTTTTTGACGGTGTCCTGCAGATCCTTGATGGTCGTGTTGGCGGTTGCAAGACTGGTCTCCGCCGTTGCGGTCTTGGTCTTCTGGGCTTCCACGTCCTTGCCGTTCTCGGTCATGATTTTATCCACGGTCTCTTTCTCAATTCCGAGATCTTCCAGAAACTTTCTTTCCATGTATCCTCCTCACGGCTACGCTTTTTTACGAGGTCGCACCTCGTGCCGCTCCGCCGATTACGCCCGCGGCCGGCGAAATGGGTATGAAAAAAGCACCCGTTTGGATGCTTCGATCAACAATATGGGCATAGAAAAACCACCGGCGGTCAGCAGGTGGTTTATCGCGCTATTGTGATAATCGAAATGATGTCTTCGCAGATCTCGCCGACTTCATTTGTCCTATAATCTTTATCAAAACCGGTGTCCATCAGGCGATCGGCGACAGCGTTGAGAAGCTTTTCGCACTCATCATCGCTCAAATCTTTGCCCGGATCGAATCCCAATTTGGATCAAAGCTTTTGTTTACTGAGAATCATATACCACGCGATCACCTTGCTTTCTTCCGGCTTCCATGCAGTGATGAGCTACCGGTATCAGGGTTTGATATTTCGGTCGCGCCCTACCAACAAACCGCTGACTGCGGCGCCCTTCCTGTCTAACCTTTTTACCCACCGACAAAGGGTTCGCAGGATCGCGAATAGACGCTATTGAACTTTCTTTGGACGGCCCGCTCCCCGAAATGTTCCGTTACGCCTGTAAACCGGCGCCAAATGATGTGACCGCTCCGGTGATAATGCTTCTATATATGCGAACTTCTTATTGAACGCTTGACTTTCGATGCCTCACTGCGGTTGAACCCTATAACTGTGTCCAACCGCTTTGCGCTTCACCCGGGATGCACGAGGAAGTCTTTCTGAGTAGCCTGCCATCTCCTAATTTTATTGGCTGCAGCAGCGGTATCCTGGCCAGCAGCCTCCATAGCTTTGTACTCCCGCTTCCAGCGCCGGATCTGACGCTCTATGTATCGCTGCTTCTGCGCGGCTTCATATTCGGTGAGCTTCGCACCATTGTAGAAATACTTCTGGGCGTTGAGTTCTTCGAGATCCTTATCGGAATAAGACCGCGGCGATCCCTCGAAGTATGGATGGAAGCTATGCCGACAGTTCCAGCCACCGAGGCCTGCTCCGGTCCCGTATCCTGTCGCCTCTGCGAAGTTGGGATATTGAGGATTGCCGCCCGAAATGGAATAGATTTCCCAGCCATCCGGCGTGGTTGCGATGCCTATGCCGCACGAGCGCCGGCCTGAGCAGATACTTCCACAGGTCATCAGCCATGCTCCTGAGCCCGGGCCATCTGCATCCGGAGCGCTGTCTGATTAACGCCCTTCCGAACCGACCTGCAACAGCACGTCGATCGTGTCAATATGGCCGTTCGATACTGGTGGCACCTACTCCGTCGCGGACAGCTGCTTCACTGCGGCCTTGACCGCCTCATCTTTTGAGAATGCCCCGGAGCTGACGTTCAACCATGCCTGGTCGAGTGCGCGCTCAAACTGGCGCGTGGCCGTGTCGGCCGTCGTCCGAGTGATATTCTCCAGTGTCGCGTGGGTATTCATATAGCCGCCACTCATGGCGCTCCTGAGCGTTTCTGACGCATCAACCGGACCGGGATCGTATCCAGCACGGGCATAGGCTTCGTCATCATCCCGGATGGCTTCGAAGCCGGACGATCGGATGATTTGCCACAACTCCGGTTCAGTCACCTTCATCGTCCTGGATAGGCGTTTAATTATTTCATCCCGGCAAAGGCCCATTTCCCGCAGCTTGTAATACTGCCACTGAGCGGCCGGGATAAAATCCTCCATTGCCGAGATCCGGCGGGCCATAAAGACCAGGACATCTTGCTCGGACTGAGCGTAGAGCTCAACCAAGGCATAAGGGGCTGCTTCGAGCCAGTCAGGACTAAGCATCGGTGTCAGCCTCCGAACATATCAGGGTTGTCATGAATGACCATATGGAACGCAGATGCAAGACGGTCGATCATCCCTTCATCATGATCGTTATACCCGCAGAACCAAAACACGGCGTGCATTACTTCATGCAGAAATGTCTGTTCCTGAGCTTTGGCGGCCTGCGGTACAACCCGGATTATGAGTTCTTTCTGCAGGTCTCGCCCGATACCGGCGATACCAAGTCGAGCTTTGTGGTTATCTCTACCGCATATGTCTTATCACCAATCCGTACTTTCTCAGGTATTTTCATGCTTTACTCCTCGAAGAGGCCGCCCTCTCCTTTCACTTTCTCGGCAAGAATCTTTTTCGCTTTTTCCTTGGTCTCGCCGTACCATTTGACTCTGAACTCCCAGTCCATCATCAGGTTATCTCGGACCTCGCCCTGATCGCGCAGGCGCTCAGAATCCTTATCGATGATATAGCCATCCTCAAAGTTGATGGTCACCTTCGCATCCGGATTGACCGGCTGCCCGCAGATGGTCTTACCGGCCCAGAGGATCGCGTGAACAATGCCCTGCAGAAAATCCTCAATGATGATGCTGTGCTTTGAGGCGTTTTGAATGAGGTCCTGCTTGTCACCCGTGTACTGAGTGGCCGTCACGACCGTGGTCCCGTTAAACTGGTAATGCTTTGTACCAAAGCCAACCTTGAAAGACAGGTAATCCAGCTGAGCCTGAACGCCGTCTTTGTTCTCGGTGACACGCAGTTCAGGATTGTACTCATGGATAAGCTGTTCTTTGTCGATGATGTTGGGATCGCCCATCTGGACGAACAGCTGCTGAGCCACGTCGTCCGGGGTGATCGTGTTACCGGAATCGTCCTGCTTGGTAAGCGTGTCGTTGTAGAATACTTTTTTCCCACCGAGCTTGAAATCCCGCAGAAGTTGTTGAAAGCAAGATCGACGCCCTTCAGAGCGTCGATTGCTTCGGAAAACACGGACACACCGAGCGCCGTATTCTCATCGATGTTGTTTGCAAGGTTCGGCCTGATCAGATAAAAGAGCGGCACGCCGTCTCCGGTATATAGAGTCTTCGCAATCCCCGCGGGAAGCTCTGTCTCCTTGAGCGTACCTTCCTCTTCCTTGAAGTACCGGTTTGTGATCTTGTAGCCCTGCGGCGTCAGCTCGTGCGTCTCAAGGTAAATATACGTTTCGCCTTGTTCCAGTACCTCGGAAACGAACGCAACGTCGATAACTTCACCCTCGCGGACCGTGAGCGGTATGATATGGCCGGCGGGGAGAAACACCATGCCGATCTTGGCTTTATCCGACGGAGCAATGTTTCCGTTCTCAGCTACGGCCATGCCCTTCAGCCGCAACACAACGGCGCCGGTACCGGTTGCGAAAGCTTTTTCCACAAGCTCATTACCTCGTGACCAGAACTTTACGGCGCCGAGCACGCCGCCTGTGCCGTCGTCTCCCTGCAGGAACTTGGTCGACACATTATCACCCACGACGATCGTTGTCTTCTCATTCAGGAGGATCGACGCCCAGTCTGAACAAACCTGCTTGCCCATGCGGAGCGAATACAGATGGCGCTCGTGCTTTTTACCATCTGTCCACAGCTCATAGTACCGGTGGAAATCTTCGTTGTAACCCTTCCACCAGGATCGCCAGCGCTCGATATGCTCGTAATAGGACGAATCCAGATTCGTCCCGCGCTCTTTGTTTATCAGATCAATAACTGCAGAGATATTCACGCTGCTGCCCCTTTCGGCGTCAATTTGACAATAAACCGTTCGAATGAATATTCGGTCGCGTCCAGGATATCAATGTCACTGGTGAAGTCGTCTAGGCGCACGTCCTTGCCCTTCTCCGCGGCTTTCTGATCCCATACCGCAGAGCTCAGCCCGTTTGATACCAGCGCGCATTCGGAAAGAACATGGAACCGCCCTGTATTGAGCAGCGTGTTCGTACACCGGATACGCTCGACGATCTCGTACTTGGCCGAGTCGCCCAGCTTGATATTGAGCCCGGCCGCAATGATCGCCCGCCTAAGCCCGTTGATAAGATACTGGGCTTCCGAATCGGCGAAGGCGTATTCGATATGCGCATTCGGGAAATCGGTCTTGAGCCGCTGCACAAAGCCGATGAACTCCCGGTTCACGACATCCGCATCGATGTCTCCCTTGGCGCCCTTGATGTGATGGTCACGGAGTATCAGCAGCCCGGAGAACCCGCGCAGGACCGCCGTGGCCACAAACGTGGTGAGCGACCGGTTGCCGCCGAAGTCGATCCCGATGCTGACGAACTGGATGGACCCAAGCAGCTTCTGCCGTTCTTCAGCGGTCAGCTTGTCCAAATAGATGGTGTATTTCTCCGGATCGCTCGCGAACTGGCTGTAGATTAGCCCCTCGGCTATGGTCCATAGGCCGAGGATGTAGCGCTTATAGAAAACGCCGGTATACATGCCCCGATAACGTTCCTTGATCTTCTCAGACAATGACAGATTGTCATCCATGGTGAAATGCAGATACAGAAGATGCTTCTCGGCGGCCTTGTCGATCCAGTTGAGCTTGAACCAGTGCATCGGTCCTTCCGGGTTACAGTTAAACCAGAACTTCGAACCCTCGACAGAGCACCGGCCTGTTGCCTGGTTGACAAAGGATTCGGGCATCAGGGCGACTTCATCGAACAGAACGCCGGCCAGCGTGATGCCCTGGATCAGATCCTGTGACCGTTCATCCTTGCCGCCGAATATGTAAAAATAATTCGTGACTCCTTTTCGGGTCACGATCATGAGGTTATCTGTACGATGGTCTGATACACCGTAACCGCGGGACCGGGCATGATCTTCATCCAGAACAGAACGTTGCGCTGAACGTTCCGATCGTCTTCCCGCACAGGGCGAAGTTCTGATCTCTGAAGGCCTCCATCGCCCACATAGCGAACGACAGGGACATCGATAGTGTCTTACCAGACCGAATAGATCCGTCGGCAATAATGCCATCAGAATCGTGAACCGGAGAGCTCGGCATCCACCAGGTCAGAACGCGCAGCTGCTTCTTCGAGAAAGGTTTGAACTTAAACGTTGCTTTCAATCGTCCTGCCATACTTCGTCAACCTTCCCGGACAGGGCGTCTATAAAGCCGTCGTCATTTTCTTCATCCGATCCGCCGGCGGCCTGCTGAGCCTTTGCCCTCAAAGCGTCGATACGGGCCCGCTGCTCCTCGGTCGCCATGTCCATGTGATTCGTGAGCCAATCGAGCGCCTTCATCCGATCCGCCAGCTTGATAGAGGCGCCGTCCTTTCCCTGCCGGACCTCGGATAAAATTGTACCGTCCACATCGGATGATTCCTTAAAGCGGACGGTGTTGACAACCTTCTTCACTTCAATACGCTCGCCAGTCTCTTCGTCTTTGAGAATTATCGGCCCGAACGGCCCCATGACCGGAACCTCTTCCTGCCCGAAATCAAGGAAGTCCGTAATGTCTGCGAAGGCTATGTCCATGTATTTTTGAAAGATGTCCTCGGGTGCGAGAAGTGCCTGATTCAGCTTGTGCTGCTTGAGGCGGATTATCTCATCATGACCCCGAGTGTTTCCGAGTGTTGCAGATCCGTTTGTCAAAGCGGTTTCATAGCTGCACCCATAGGCCTTCTGATATGCCTTTGTCGCATTGAAAGATTTTACGTAATAGATGCAAAACAGCTTTTGCTTATCTGTCAGGCCGGAGGCGTCAAGTTTGGAAATGGCGCTCGTTTTCTTTTTCGAACGCTCGGTTTTATCCGAACGTTCGGAATCCCATTTATAAACGCTTTTCCACCGCCGGACAGTCCCCTCCGGGAGCTCCAGCCTCCGGGCTATATCGGCAAGCGTGAGCCCCTGCTTATAAAGCCCGCACGCTTCATCGGCTTTTTTATTTTTTGCACGTCCCACGATCACCTCACCTCATGCCAATAAAGAAGACGCCCCCGATTGCCCGGTGGCGTCTTCGCAAATATTCACGGTAGCATTATACCGCAGATTACCGAAAATAGTTTCCCCTCTTTTTCCCTTCTTCAATAGTCCGATATTCCGTATTGACAGATAGTGAATTTATAAAGAGCATCGTCTTTAATTCGGTACACCTGAGATTTCTCGACAAACAATTCTTCTGATAGCCTCGGAACCGCGTTTTTCGCCGGCGTGATATAAAACCGTTCCAGAACCAGCCGCTCCCGCTCGTCCAATCCGTCAAGCCCCCGCTCGGTCAGTTCCACCAGTCTCTTGGCCGCCCGGTATGTATGAGCCAAACGCTCCCGTTCAACGATGTTGGACAGCATCCGGTCCTCGATCCGCGAACCGCCGCCCTGCACTGCTACGGAATCAGATCCCAAGGCGCACTTGACCGAAGCGTACTGCTCCTTCAGCGCGGCGATCCGGGTCTTTATATTATCCAGGCTATCGCGCCGGCGGGAGTATTTCTGAAGATCTTCAATCGCACTCTTTTTCCAGTCCATCAGGTTGCCTCCTTTGGTGAAACGTTTAGCTTCAAGATTTCTTCCGCTGTCAGCCCTGTAGCACGATACCTTAAGAGCTCCTCTAAATATGCCTTGATCGCCTCGTCCTTCCGATAAAGAAAACTGCCGCTCATGTTCTTACATAGTTTCATGCTCTTATCGCAGTCAGCAATGATCTTTTCAATTGAAATTCTCTTCATTCTGTCCTCGCTTTCTCTATTCTGGCCTTCAGCGCCTGCATCAGTGATTCCTGCACATCGCCTTTTTCCTGCAAGGCCGCCATGACGTCTTCGTCGACACCCCCCTGGACGATCAGGTGATGGACGATTACCGGGTACTTCTGGCCCTGACGGTGCAGGCGCTTATTGGCCTGCTGGTACAGCTCCAGATTCCAGGTCAGACCGAACCAAATCACGTGATGCCCGCCGTCCTGCAGGTTCAGGCCGTAGGCGCAGCTGGCCGGATGGGCCAGCAAGATATCCACGTTTCCGGCGTTCCATGCTTCATCATCGTCCGGGCCCAGGTATATCCTGGTTCTCAGGCCCGTGGGCTTCAGGGCATCCAGAAGCCTGTCCACGTCATGCTTGAAGGCGTAGAACACAAGCGCATGCTCGCCGTTCAGCTGCTCTACCAATTCGGAGAAGGCCTCCAGCTTGCAATCATGGATCACCGCAACGCCGCCGTCATTGTCGTATGCAGCCCCGTTGCACAACTGCATCAGCTTTGTATTCAAAACAGCGGCCGTGCCTGCCGTGATTGTAGCGTCGTCCACCCGAAGCAGGAGATCCCGCTCCATTTTGTCATAGGCTTTCCGGGCCTTGGCGTCCAAAGCGACAGGGATCTCGTTCATGATACATTCCGGAAGAGAAATGTAATCCTCCGCTTTCATGGACACGCATATATCGCTGATCGCCACCCTGATCGCTTCCTCGGATCCCTGCTTCAGGGCATAGCTGTATACCACATCGCGATTACGCTTGTCCGGCCTGAAGTAATGCTCCCGATACGCACCGATCGTCTTTTCCAGCCGCTGCCGCCGTCCAGCAGGAAGATCTGTGACCACAAGTCAATTAGCCCGTTCGGCGCCGGCGTGCCGGTCAACTCTACGATCCGCAAATCCGGCCGCGGACCGTTCCAGGGATCTGAACCGCTGCGCCGGTGGTTCTTGAAGCTGCTGCTCTCGTCCAGGACGACCATGTCAAATGGCCATTCATGCAGCTTCTGGTAATAGTCCACCAGCCAGGTGACGTTGTCCCGATTGATGATGTAGATATCAGCCGAAGCTAACAGCGCGTTATGCGCTGTATTTCGCTGCCCAGGACGGTGGATATCTTCAACTGCTTCAGGTGATCCCACTTCCGGGCTTCCTTCTGCCAGGTTGCCTCCGCAACCTTCTTGGGCGCCACGATCAGCGCTTTGGATACAGCCATCGGTTATACCTCAGTTCCGCGATAGCGGTCAGCGTTATAACGGTCTTACCAAGGCCCATATCCAGCAGAAGGCCAACAGCAGGGTCCTGCGCCAATCGATCTATGCAGTATTGCTGGTATGGATGCGGTATGAATTTCATTTCGGCATCACCTCCCGGATAAATTCCCTTACGGCTTCCCAACCCTTCAGCACACGGACATCGGCGCCGCGTTTTCGTATCTCTTCTATTTGCCACTGCTGGATCTCAGCTAACCTGCCGTACTGTGTTTTCAGCTCTATGTAAATCGTTCTCCCGTCCGGGGTAATGACGATCCTGTCCGGAACGCCCGGGTTGTTTGGACTGGTGAACTTGTAACACAAGCCCCCATGGTCCCGAACCATGCGGACCATTTTAGCTTCAATTTGCGCTTCGGTCATTTTCAAACCTCCCTTACTCCTATACGCGCGTGCACACGCGTGTCCGCGTGCGGAACATATGCGCAAACAGGCGGATTAGGCGGGTTAGGCGGGTATGCGCTTGCCTAACCTCTCTATTTCTATATATTTATTATAAAAAATTGTTACCTTGTTACCTTTGAAGAATAAATCCTGTGTTTTCAATGCTTTCAGGGGTGACAAACCGGGGTAACAATCCATTTTTTAGATTGTTACTTTGTTCCGGGGTAACAATCCGATTGTTACTTTATCTGAAAGCCACGCTGAGTACCGTATGGGCCAAATTTTGCGGTCTTGCTCATCCTTTTCCACCCTGGCGCCATCGCGATAGTCCCGTTGATTTCGGTGGAATCCGTGTTCCGCATGGCCCGGATATCGTTGCCCAGACATTCGACCCAGATCTCCAAGGCGCATACGCGATCCCGCTCAGCCAGCTTCGGGGGATCCCCTGCGACGGAACCGCTCCAGAACATCTGCCGCTGTGCTTGAGTCCACCGGTTCCAGTCTTCAGGGACCTTTTGATCGAGGAAGTCCAGGATCATACCCTCATAAGGCGAAGACTCCCTGTGCCCTTCCTGCTGCTCAAGTGCGACGGCAGCGATGTTGCCATCAAGGTATAGTGCTTCGCCCAGCTTCCAGCGCACGACCGCTTCCGCCCACAGCTGGTCAAGGTTATCGTCCAGATCTCGGAAAATACTCTTTGTAGGCGTTTGGATGCCGACGTCCACCGGCCAGAACCGCCGGTTGCCGGTCTTGTCCTGCAGGTATTCGCGGTTATTGGTCGTGCCAAAGAACACGCAGCAGCGCGGCATCTCCTTTACGTGCCGGCCGTAGGCTGCGCGGAAGCGGTCCGCCTGCAGGCTGAGAAACTGCTTGATCCGGCTGATGTCCGTCCGCCTGAAGGCATCCAGCTCGGAGATCTCCACGAGCCAAACGCCCTGCAGGAGCTCCGAGGCTTCCTTGCCCTCGAACGTTCGGATGCTGTCGTTGAACCAGCCGCGGGACATCCTGGACAGCAGCGTGCTTTTCCCGATGCCCTGAGGCCCCGAGAGTATGGTCATATAATCGAACTTTACGCCGGGCGTTATTGCCCTGGCTACGGCTGCGGCGAAAACCTTGCGCGTCACAGCGCGCGTATAGGGCGTATCCTCGGCGCCCAGGTAATCTATGAACAGCGTGTCAAGCCTCGGTATCCCGTCCCACGTGAGGCCGTTCAGATAGCCCTGCACATCGTTGAATGCGTGCTTCGCCGAGTGCAGGGACAGAGCTGCATCGATCTTCACGGTCTTGGTCATTTGGTAAGCTTTCTCGAAATACCAGTAGAGCCCCTGGTTGTCGTTATCGTCCATAAGCGCCGCCCGGCGCGGGCGCTCCATGGCAGCTGGGTGAGGATCTCGCCGCGGCCGGCAAATTCGTTCAGAGCGAATTTATCTTTGAGCTGCGGATCATTCTCGAGGACCAGCCAGGCGTTGTCTATCGTGCAGAGCGGGACACCCGTCTGCGGATGGCGCTGAAGCTTCAGCATCCAGTTCGCGGCATCGCCAGTATTGTCGCTCTCGACGCCGTCAAAGTCCTTCACGGCCTCCTGGTAGCGTTCCTGAGCCATCAGCGCCGACACGTTCGGATCCGTGACGGCCAGCTCGCACATGGCCACATAGGACGGCAGCCTGTTTGCGGGCGTACCGTCTTTTACTGTGTCGTCCCTGTCGTCGTACAGGTGCAGACGCACAAGGTCGAAGGCGTTGACCAGCTTTCCGCTGCATGGATCCGTGGCATGATGCGAGTATAAGAACTTGCCGTCGTCATAGACCACCGCGCCGCCGGTCGTGCTGCCCCCGGTGAAGGTGTAGCGGTCAGGCGATGAATCCACCGGTTCATAGACGCCGGGCAGGAACTTGTCAATCGCGCCGTAAATGTCGTAGACGCGGCAGAACGCGCCCACAACGCCGGATTTCGCCTCCGGATCTCCCTGCTTGGCCGCGAGGCGCTGCGGGCTCACCGCAGCGCCGGGGACCTGAGGCCAGGCTGTCACGTCATGCCAATGGGAATATGTAGCGAGGATGCCATCAGCCGACAGCAGCGGCTTATCCTCCCAGACGTACACGTATTCGCTGTCAGCGCAGCAGCTGGGCCAGTACATAAGTCGGGAGGCTTCGAATGTTGACGGGTCAAAGGGCGCCATACCGGGATCTATGTATTCGGCCATCTTCCGGGCGCATGGCTCGTACTCGTCCGCGGTGACGGTCCGGTCCAGCGGCAGGAGGACGCGGAGTCTCGGCGCACCGGGGTAATGCTTGCGGGTGGAGTATACGCAGTACCCGCAGCCGAGGCCGCCCACGCGCCGCAGGACGTCGTCCGTGCCGCCGGCGGGGTGTTGTCCAGGTCGAGCGTCAGGACATCCCTGCCGGCTACGGCACCGGCCTTGCGTCGGGATCCCTGAAGAGATCCCGCAACAAAGCCCCCAACGTCCTTCAGGTCGTCCTGCTGGGCCTTCTTCATGGCCATGTACTCGGCGAAGGTCTCCTTTCCCCGCGCCGGCGTCCGGAGACGTTCGTACAGTTCCGACAGCAGCATGGTCTGGGGGTGCCACACCGTAGATCTACGGCTGCTGCCGGCTGAGATGGTAATTTGTCTGTCGTTTATAAACATGGAGTGTTACTCCTTTACACTTGGGGGAATATGGGATATATTGGGGATAATTATGTATTAAGGAGGTTTCAGCTATGGAAAAGGAACACGCTCTGAGGGAGGTAGAATTAAGCCCTGAATCTATTCAGCAGGTGATAGACCATCTATATTCTTTAAACGAATTTAAGCGTCCCCAAAGATCGTATATTGACACAAACGGTAATATTTATGTGGAAGAGGGAAAAATTAATTTTGAGATTTTGCCTAAAGAAGGCTCCAATCCAGTCTTTTATGCTGAACCCGAGAAAATTGTGGTGAAAGACAAAGAGTTTTTTGCGGAAATAACGCTTGGCAACATTGATGTTTTGCGTGATTCCAGACGTTACAAAAGATGTTTCTCGGATATTATTAGTCACTTGCGTAGATTCATTTTCGAAACGGAGCATCCCCTTGCTCAAGAGATCAACGAGATAGACTTGAAAGATAAGATGCCGGATCCCTCCTAAAATTTTTTGACTCTCTCGTGGTATTTGGGCTCATCTAATTTTTTGATTGTGGTTTTTCTTTTTCCTCTCTGCGCATTTTGAAATGATATCGGCCACGAGTGTTCCGGAGCGCGTGAGGTCCGCGTCATTTTGGATCAGGCCGTTCTGATTCAGCCGGACCAACTGCCGCGGGTAACCGGGATTAGGTTGTCCAAATCCACATGAAGCTTATTCCCGTCGGCGAATAGCAGCGCGCGGCCTTTCGGCACCGGACCGTTCACAGCTTCCCAAAGCAGAACGTGCTTCGGTCTCCATTGGTTCGGATCTGCGACTTTGATATCTACATAGCCGTCAGTGTTTATGCGCTCCGTACCGACCGGCTTATAGTTCCACGGCTTATGCCCTTCTTGAATTGTGTAGGTTCCGTGCCCGGATAAATGATTCCCTTCTTGCCCTTGTTGGCGGGGACGCACCCTCGTTAAATCGCCCACTCAACCCGGAATTCAGTTTGTGGTTGCCGTAGAACCCTTTTATCCGGGACGGCGTATAGGCCGTCCCAAACTCCGCATTCAGTTTTTCGGCCATTGCTTTATGCCCGGTGCCTTTATAGTGAGTCATAATATAATCCCGGACGGGCGCAGGAAACTGTTTCGTCGGCTCCCCGACGCGGTGGCCTGTCGGCATTTCGCTACGGATTTTGTGGTTACTCTTGTATGCCTTTAGGCTCCCCGGCGTGAAAATCGGCCCAAAACGTTCGATAACTAGTTCCAACAGTTCATCTGTTGTACGGCCGCCTGCATTTTCCCTTACAAATGAGAGAACTTCCGAAGAATGTCTTTTCGGCATATCAGTTCTCCAACATCTCAGGCAAGGCGAACTTCGCATCCAGGCTGTTGTCCGCGGCAATTTTGGCTTTGAGTACAAGCGAACCGTTAGCTATAATCTGCGCGGCAATGTCTGTCACGGCCTTTGCCCGGTTTATTTCCTCGATGAGTTTATCTCCGGTAGTCTCTTCATCTCCGAGGCGTTCGAGCTCTGCAAACAGGTGATTATTCAGGTCGCTTAGCTTGTTCTGCATAATGTTCAGTCCTTCTTATAAAACTCACCGACCCAACCGTCAGCTCCGAGGGGCAAATCAGGCGCCCAGCTGACCGGCTGGGCCATTATTTTTACCACAGCATTCAGATCCGCGGCGTTCTCCGGCACCTCTATAACAACCTCGTCGTGAACGTGGAAAACTACATGGTAACCGGCGGCCTCCAGGCGATCTATCGCTTCGGCCAGGCAATCCCTGGCAATGGCCTGCACGCAGTTCTCCACGAGTTTCCCGCCGTAGGTTTCAAGCTGCTGCCATTTCTTAGACTTCTTCTCCCTGTCCTGGCTGACACCCCAGTATGTGATGCCGGCCTCCCCCACCGGTTCGGCGCGGTGCCGGGGTTCACGTAGTAGAGCTTTCGGCCTGACGGCAATCCGACGGTTAAGAAATCGGCGCCATTGGCGGGATCACACTCCCGGGCAAAATAACGCCGCGGACCGTTTCGGCCGGCCGTTCTGAATGGCCGACAAGGCGGCATTCTGGAAGTCGTACCAGAGGTTTACGATGTTCGGGTTAGCCTGGCGCCAGCGGTTCTTTATATCTGGAAGCTCTTCATCCGGCAGCTCCGCTTCCGGGATCCCGTAGGTTCTTCGCATACTCTGCAGCGCGCCTTCGGCCCCCTGGTATCCGAGGGCCAGTGTGGCAACCTTGCCTTTCTGCCGCAGCCCGTAGTTCTCCAGACCTTTTGCAATTGATGCTTCCGGCACGTGGAACATCTGAGCCGCCGTCGCCTCATAGATCTTGCCGGTCGTCCGGAAAACGTTCAGCACCCATTGCTCTCCCGCTAGCCAGGCGATCACGCGCGCTTCGATCGCAGAAAAATCTGCGTCGATGAACATATGACCGGGCGCCGCCACGAAAGCTGTGCGGATAAGCTGGGAGAGCGTATCAGGAACGGCGCCGTACACCAACTGAAGTGCGTCGAGCTGCCGGCGCTTGACTAACTCGCGGGCAAGGCTGAGGGGCTCCAGATGCGTCCTGGGGAGGTTCTGCGGCTGCACGATCGCGCCTCCCCAGCGTCCGGTCCTGTTGGCCTTGTAGAATTGCAGGAGACCGCGCATACGGCCGTCGTCGCAGACCGACGCCTCCATGGCGTTATATTTCTTGGTGCTGGTCTTGCCCAGCATTTGCCGAATCTCCAGCATGCGCCGGGCGTTATCGCTGCCGATATCGCAGCCGAGGAACTCCTTTACGGTATCTTTCCGGAGATTGGGTACCTCTTCTTCGAGCTCTTCCTCCAGCCATTTGGCGAGCTGCTGAATGCTGTTGGGATTGTAAAGGCCGGAGATCTTCGTTGCTTCTTCCGTCAGCTGGCCTCGGACCGTATCACCACACCAAAGCGCGCCCTCCATGAGCTCTATATCTGCGGCGACACCCCGGGCGTTGATACGCTGATCCGTCACCCACTGTCGCTGCACGGCGTCGGGTACCGGGAAATTGGACAGCCGGCGCTCCGTCTCCATCTCGGTCACTACATCCTGGGCGTTATAGGATTTGAACAGCGCCCACTTATCCGGGTCGTGATGTGGAAGGTTACGCGTGCGACCGCCGTTGGATTTTGTAGGGGCACACGGCACACAGAAGTATTTGACCAGTGCCTTGCCGGCGGCTATCTTCTGCTTGTCCTGAGGAAGCTCCAAAGCTTTGCCTACGGCATCCAGACCTGAGGGATAGCCGCAATACAGGCCGTGAACCATCGTGCAGCGCCATTGCTCCAGCCACGCCTCGGTATCTCCCAAGGTCATCCCGAAATGCCGCGAGAGGCAATACCATTCGAACGCGGCGTTATAGGCGTGTTTGATCACCCACGGATCGAAGAGGTAATCCCGAACGGCAGAATTGAAGAATTGCAAATCGTGCTCATCTGTCAGATCCAGCGTCCGCGACCAACCGCCGGCCGTGGCGTATGTGACCAGGAGGACCTGGAAGTCCGGGCTTTGCGCGTATTTGTATAACCCGGACTTCATAAGGTTCACGCTGCTGAATGTTTCGATGTCGACAGATACGTCTGTCATGGCTTACATCGGCTGGCCGGTGATTGGGTTTATACGCTGCTGGGCGCCGGGAGCGGCGTACCCCTGCGAGGGGTAGCCAGCCGGTGCCGCCGGATAGCCGGGCGCCGCATATCCCTGTGCGGGGTAGCCGGGCGTCTGGTAGCCCTGGGAAGGATAGCCGGCCGGCGCCGCCGGTTCGGTCTGCTCAAGGCTGGCGAAGTCTTCCTCTGCGTTGCTCCGGCTGGCGGACAGGGGCTCGCCGTCGCGGGTTTTCAGCACGTTGCCGAGACCACAGCCCACGCCGCGGTTGCCGCTGTTGCTATAAGTAAAGAAGCGAATCGTCACCCGACCGAACATGCCGGAGTAGATGTCCACAGGCGCGAGCTGAGATTTAACGTTGCTGATATGTACGACTTCAGGCTTCTGCATGGTGGAGGCCGTCATGACCCAGCAGCCACGGCATTCGGGTCCGAACGGCTCGCCATTCTGACGGACGCCGTCACCATCCCACAGCGGGATCTTCGGCATGGCGGGACGCTGGCCGTTCCACGTCTTATTGACGCCCTCTGCAATCGCCGCCTGAATGCTCTGATCGATGTCGGCCTTGGTGGCATAGTCGGCCTTGGGGATAAGCAGGGTCACTGAATACTTGGGCTCTTGCCCGGGATTGTTGGCGTATGGCTTGTCCAGATGGACATAGCTGAGCCGGCATTCGCCGGTGAGAACTTTAAGCGCGTCGTTGTTGTACATGATCGTTTCTCCTTTTCAGTTTGTAAATTCACGGTATACGGATTGCAGTTTGACGAGCTGATCGTATTTCGCTTTGGCGCTTTTCACAGCATCGGTCAGTTGATTGTTGATCTGAAGCTGTTTCACAACCTCGGGATGGCGGGATCTTTTGTTTTTGATCTTCCGCCATCCGTCGGTAAAATTCTGGTTTGCCAGCGCCCAGCAGGCCTTAGCATCGGGAATGGCCCCGGAGAGCCATACGGAAACGGTATCTATCGCTTCGCAGTTGCGGTCGGGCTCCTGGAACATGAGTTCGAACAATTTGCGGACTTTCCGGACGGAGGCGTTCGGCAGTTCCTCGAGCGATATCTCCGCATGGAAGGTACCGTGCCCGATGCTTATTGTTTTCACGGCTCAACCACCCCCGCGAAATCCGCGGCCGCGGGGCTGTATGCCGGGCGTTTGTCTTCCAGCGGAACCAGTGTCGGCTTTCCGGGCGGTTTGATGACATAGCTGCCGGCGGCTTCCTCGAAGGCCTTGGCGCCGAGGAGCTTCTCGACCTGTGCCAGTGTCTTGGGCTTGTAATCATAAAGCATCTCCTGCGGGGTTCCGGCGTTGATGATCGCCGTCAGGGCTGCATCGGCATCGCTGAACTGGCGCAGACTGCGGCCTTCGACCAGCTTCCAGCCCGGGACCTCTTCGCCCTTCAGGCAGGCGCCCAGGGCGTATTCCTCCAGGTCCGAGACCCAAGCTTTCAGACGCTGGGCACGAATAAGGATCTCGCCGACCTCTTTGTTGGACAGTGTCGGCGGCAGCGCAAAGGCGAAATCTTCCAGCGCGGTGTTCCTATTCGCCCTAGCCCGGCATACGGCCTTTGCGCGACAGAATCGGCAGTGATCGCCCTCGACGCACTCCCCTTCTCCCGCCCAGGCTTTCTGCGCCGCGGGCTTGAGGATCTCTTCTCCCCAAAGTTCCAAAGCCATTCTGGGGAGCTCCCATTCGCTGATGCTGTCCAGGCGGGGCTGAATGATCGCCATACGGATACGCTTGATGGCATCACCGTAGATCGGCGCGTACTTGGCGAGGGCGCCCAGGGCGTAACACATCATTTGCGGGTTTTCCTCGGCGCTGACAGGCTCGCCCTTGCCGTATTTGAAATCCACGACCTGAAGGGTGTCACCGCCGATCACGATGCAGTCCGAAGTCCCGAATCCCTCCGGCGCATATTCGGAGTAGTCAACACGAACCTCCATGGCAACACAGGGCATCGATGGGAAATTCATGGCCTGAGCTGCAAGATAATCCACGTAGAAGTCCGTGTGCCCCTGCATCTCTTCCTGGTAGCCCTCGGCCTCCTTTAGCTTCTTCATCTCTGAATTGAAGCTGCGTGTCGACATCGGGGTGAACTTCTTCCGGGCCTTCAGCTCTGCGACGGCGTGGGCCAGAGTGCCCTCAGCCGCATATGTGCTGCCCTTATCCGGCATCGGCTCTTCCAGCCGGGCTGAGGGCGTGCAGGCGATCCAGCGCGCGGCCGAGGAGGCGGAAAGCAGCGCATGTTCAATCGGCGGCATCTTCGGCCCCCTCCTCTCTTATGTAGTCAGTGCAGGCGGCTTCACCGTCATTGCAAGCGAGGTTGTGCTCAAAGCAGCAGCTGATTTCGTCCTTAGCACAGGTTAAGCACTGACACGCCGGAAAACGTTTCAAGCATGATTTGTTGTGTTTAGTCGGCATCGTTCGTGTCCTCCTCTCTCACATAATCCGGGCACACACCGTTATCGTCACCGCAGCACAGGCCGTGTGCCAAGCAGCAACTGGCGTCGGAATCGCCCGGCGGATCCTTGGCGCATGTCGTGCAGGGGCAGCTCGAAAACTCCGGCAAACAAGAATGCCTCTTCATATCTTCGCTCCCAGGGACCGGAGGTCAGTCGCTACCGCGCCGAAATGCTCGGGCTTGAGTGCCGCCAGTGTCTGCACGCCATACTTCGGCAACATCGCCATCAGGGCGTTCATCAGGTCCGGCTTGGCGGTAATGAGATCGGCGCCAGCGCGGGTGATCTGGTCAAGCGTATAGGCGGGCGCGGATGTGGGCGCGGGTGCTGCGGGCGGAACAGCAGGCGGTGCAGCGTAGGCCGAGCTGGGAGCGGGTGCGGCATATACCGGTGCGGGCGCCGGCATGACAGGAGGCGCGGGGATGGGGGCGGGAGCCGCAGAAACCAGCACCGGAGCCGGGGCATATGTAGACGGTTTGTCCTCTTCAGGATTCGCAGCGGGCACGTCCTTGTCGATGAGAGTGTTGCAGCCTCTGATTACGGAGAAGATCTCCAGGGGCGTTTTGCCGGTAATGGTCATGGTTATCATGGGTTAGTCCTCCTTCTGTTCAATGGTTACGGCGATGCCCTTGTTCGGATCTATGCCGGCATCCTTGACCTGCGTCTTCTTGAGGTACAGGGTGACGAAGTTGTCGTCGTTCTTATGTTCGAAGCGAAAGCAGGTTCTGGTTTCGCATTTCAGCGTGAAGTCGAGTTTCATTCTTCGGGATCCTCCTTATTAATTTGGTTTTGGTAATACGCCCAAGCGCTGCCCATGTCGTTGAAGTAGTGACCCTGCCACCAGCTGGTCTCTCCGGGGATGTGCTCCAGCGGTACCACGAATGAGGCAGTTTTATCGCAGAGCATCCGCATGATGAGCGCGGTACTGCCGGAACGCGCCAGAACGATGCAGAGATCTCCGGCATTGACAAAAGTCTCGAAACAGCTTTCCCGGATGAACGCCCCATTTCTCATCAGCTCGAGGCAGTCCGGGCAGAGGACTGGATCCGAGTTTAGGGCCAACATTTCCCGGCCGCAGGCTCTGCAGGTGTGCTGTTTCATTTGCTGCCCGCCTCCATATCGCCTAAGAGGTAATTGACCATACACTCATTGCAGCACTTGTCTATTTCCGTATCGGGAATATCGCCGAGATCATTGCCGTATTTGTCTTCAAGGACGCATTTATTAGAGCCGACATAATGCGGACAGCCGCTAACGCTACCGATGAAGTCGGCAATCTCTCCTGCGGTCCTGGCCGGTTGCTTGAGCCAGTTAAGGCGGGAAATAGCGGTTTTCGGAGCATTCTCGAGTTCCGGACTAACCGTGCCCGCTTTCATGGCGTCGATCTTGGGGATCGTGATCCCGAGCTGGGAGCGCTTGGCGTGGATCTCCGTAACGGGAACCCCAAAATATTCCGCGATCTCGCTATTCTTTGTGCCGTCGAGGCACAGGGCCTTGAGATCCTCGATCTGTTCGTTGGTCCATTTCATTGACAAAATCCTTTCTCCCCGATATACTGGGGACGGTTATATTTGCTTTGCCGCCGACGGAGTGCCAGCTCCTGAAGCGGCTTTTCTTTTTTCGCGCAACACGGTCCTATGTACTTCTTGGGATTCGGTCCGATAAGGGATACGTTCCAGCGCTTCCCGCAGACCGAGCAGATGCGATAACGGCGTTTCTGTTCGTCCATCATCCCGCCCCCACCAGCGTGCACGCGATGCCGAGGACTATCATTGTGCCGAAGATGATCGCGCACAGCGCGAGGACGTTAACGAAGAAGTCGAGCCAGTAGTGCTTACGGATGATCCGGTCGTCCCTGTAAACGTGCGTCCCTTCGCCGGGCGGTACGGGGAAATAGGCTTTGCCGTAAGCTATGTGTTCGGTGCCAGGATTCATGGGCATTCTCCTTTCTGATGTAGCGCCTTCCGCTGCTTCGTCTCAGCAAAGCCAACGCGCCAGGCCAACAAGCGGCACGATATACTTCCCGCCCGTGGGTGAATGCTTATCCCCGCACTTGCGGGCCGGAAAGGTCCTGTCGGCAATCAGCGTCCGCCTATTCAGGCCTACGATCTGTGCCGCTTCCTCGATGCCTATTGACACGCGCCCAGGGTATAGGTCGTAGAGCTGCTGAAGCTGATCGCGGAAACCCACTTTTTCAAGCGGCATTTAGCTCACCTCCTCCGGCAGTTCCAGAATCTCGCGGATTGCAGTGGTTATTACCGGCGCTTTCCTGGTTCCCGCCATGATTTTGTAGAGATATGAACCGTCGAAAAACAGCCCGGTCTCCTCTCTTACGCGGCCAATAAGCCACTCCTGCGACTGATCAATATCAACCAGCCGCTTTTTGATACCTTTGCCAAACGCAGTAAGTTGTGCCATGCCAATGCTTCACCTCCTATATAAAGCGGTTGACAAGTACGTGCAAGTGTACTAATATGTGAGTGTCAGCAAACAAATAGTACATGAGCACGGCCTCTTCATGTGCTCAGTATAGTACGCGATCGGGTATATTTCAACACAAAAGTACACGAATATGTATTTTTGTAATATTGCACTATTGTGGGGGTACTTAAATGAGCACTCTTTATGAAACTATTATTTCTTTATGTCAGACACACGGAATAAAAGGCGGGAAAATGTGTACCGATCTTGGTATCAGCAAAAGTCTTTTAACCGATTTAAAGATGGGACGGAAGAAGGGGCTAAACGCTGAAACAGCCCAAAAAATCGCCTCATACTTTGGTGTTACTGTTGGGTACTTATTAGGTGAAGAACAAAAAGAAACGCCCTCCCCTAAGGAAGAGCGCGAAGTTGATGATGACGATATTAAATTTGCTCTGTGGGGAACGAGGGAAATTGACGATGAGGTACTCGATCAAGTCAAAGCGTTCGCAAAATTCGCAAGAGAAAACCGTAAAGATAAATGACGTCATCGAATTGTACAACTACGCAGAAGATCAAAACCATGATGTTTATTGGTATAGCTTTGGGCCCGGAGATATAGAGAGCTTATCTGTGCAGGATCCGGATGGCAAATGCTACATTGCCCTTGACCCTTACCGTATGTGTTCAATTGCGGACGAACTTTGTAAAGGTCTGCACGAATTAGGGCACTGCGAAACAGGATCTTTCTATAATCAATATTCCGCATATGATATCCGGCAGAAGCACGAGAACTGCGCTGATAAATGGGCAATCGAACACTGCATCTCTAAGGAAGATTTCGCCCAGGCCCTTAAAGAAGGCTGCACCGAGATTTGGGATTTATCTGAACGCTTCGGCGTGACTGAAGATTTCATGCGGAAAACTACTTGCTGGTACACGCGAGGGAATCTGGCGACAAATTTATATGAATAAAAAAGCCGCCCGGTGCTGGAACACCGAACGGCTTGGCAGATTGAAATAGGTAGGCACCCCATATATCATTCTGCCCTTCGATAATATCACATTTTCGGAGGTTATTGCAATATGGCAAAGAAACAGAGTAAATACCACCGCCGGGCAGATGGCCTCCTGGAGACAACCCGGGTCGACAAAAGGACGGGAAAGCGGATCCACTTCTATGGCAGCACTGACCGGGAAGTGGACGACCAGATTATGGCCTATCAGGGCAAGGCAGAATGCGGCCGGTTGTTTAAGGACGTGGCCGATGAATGGAGCGACATTCATTTCCCGACGATGGCCCATAATTCACTTAAATGCTATAACCCGGCCTACGAGAGAGCCATAAAAGAATTTGGCGAAACTCCAATAAATCTGATAAAGGCTGCGGATATAAAAAAGTTCATCTCCAATTTCTCGAGAGGCGGCAAAGCACGGAAAACGGTCTCCACCCAGCTTCTTATCCTCAACATGATCTTCTCTTACGCAGTCGGAGAAAGCGACATTGACTTTAATCCCTGCGCCAGCGTATCGGTCCCAAAAAATTTGCCCAAGAGCCACCGCGACGCGGCATCTCCGGAGGATGAGCAGCGCGTCAAGGAATCCGCTAATGTTTGGCTGCTCCCGTATTTCATCCTGTTTACCGGCCTCCGCAAAGGCGAGGCGCTGGCTATAAGGGCTGAAGACATCGGAGATGACGATATCAGCGTAACAAAGAGTGTTTACTTCGAAGGTAATACACCGAAGATCAAAAAACCTAAAACCCAAGCCGGGATCAGGACGGTCCCGATCCTGGATCCCCTGCGGGAAAACCTGCCGAAGAAGTTCACCGGCTATCTCTTCTCTGCAGACGGCGGTAAAACGCCCCTGAAAGAATCGCAATACCTGATGATGTGGAAAGCCTATCAGAAAGAGACCGGCGTGACCGCCTCGGCCCACCAGCTCCGCCACAGCTATGCGACCATGCTGTATGAATTTGGCGTAGACCTGAAAGACGCGCAGAACCTCCTGGGGCACTCCACTGCCGCCATGACACAAGACATTTATACACACCTG